CAGTGGAAAGCTATGCTAGTAGCACTTAAGGGACCTACAGGTACATTTCTACTGGGAGACCCTGACTACGCTACACCACAAGGTACAGTAACAGCTTGTACTTTAACTGGCACTGCTGGAGATGAAGATGCGGTTGTAGCTATGACGGGTACTCTTAAGGCTGGAGACTACATACAATTAGGCTCTGCATCAAGTGCTAGATTACACCAAGTATTAAATGACCAGAGTGGTGATGGTTCAATAGACATATGGCCTCCCCTGAGATCTACTTACACAAGTGCTATTGTGACATTTGATGCACCTAAAGGTGTTTTTAGATTAGCTAATAACATAACTTCGTGGTCAATCAACAATGCATCAGTCTATGGTATCTCTTTTGAAGCCGTAGAAGCTATTACATAGAGGATATAAATAATGGCAGACCAAAAGATTAGCCAGTTACCTACAATTACTGGTGCTAACATGGCAGACGATGATAAGTTTGTATTAGTGGATACATCAGGTGACTCTACAGTTGCAGTTACTTTTAGTGAGTTAAAGAACGCTTTTGATACAAGTACAGGGTTTGTTCGTATTACTGGCGATACTATGACAGGCGACTTGTCATTCGGTGACAACAACAAAGCCATATTCGGAGCATCGGGAGATTTAGAGGTTTTCCATGATGGGTCTAATAGCCACATACGGGATGCTGGCACTGGCGGTTTAATCATAAAAGGCGAAGATTCAGTACAAATTAGGACTACAACATCCAACGATGCTATGCTTTATTTAGCACAAGGTGGGGCAGTTACAGCATACCATAATGGCTCGGCCAAACTAGCCACAACATCAGCAGGTATAGCTGTTACAGGAACTAGTGCTTTGGGTGGAGACACTACTGTTACTGGTACTTTGTCTGTTAACAGACCTACCTCTGGCTATGGTGGTGTGGAAGTTGGTGGTTCATCTGGTGGATACATTGACCTCAAGTCTCCTTTCTCTGATGATTACGATGCACGTATTATTTATACCGCTGGTACTAACCTTAACCTTACAACCGTAGCCGCTGACGAGCCTATTCTATTGAGACAGGGAAACTCTACTCGTTTGTCAACAACAGCAACAGGTATTGACGTAACAGGCACAGCCACTATGGATGGGCTGACTGTGGATGGTACTGCTACTATTGCAGGCGGTGACTCAGAATATCTGAAGATTTCTCACAATACCCGTGGGGGCGACTACCGACTGCAAACCTCTGGCGTTACAGCAGGCAACCTACGACTTTCAAGCGCAGGTAAAGCCCTAGCCCTTTTTGGTAACAACAACGACATCAGCTTCTATGAAGACACTGGTGTAACGCCAAAATTCTTCTGGGATGCTAGTGCTGAATCACTTGGTATTGGTACGAGTTCTCCGCTTAGTGATTTACATTTAGGAAGCGGACACGCTGTTCCCTCGGCTTCAGGCAATATGGCAGACAATGGTCTTACTATTAGTAATGGCGCTGGAGGTAGAGCGGTTCAAATTGGCGTTGATGATGCAAATGCAAGAAGTTACATTCAATCAGGGTATGTGAATAACGCTAGTATTGCAAATCACTTATCATTTATAAATGGTGCAAATGAAAGTATGCGCATAGACTCGTCACAAAACGTGTTGGTGGGGACTACTATTACCCCTGCGACATTGACTGGTACATCCACAGAAAGCGGCATTGGGTTTGACGGTACATCTGGCTACGGCGTATTTGTGCGTGACGGAAGCGTCTCTCTTTATGCAAATCGCCTGACATCGGATGGACCTATCCAAGACTTTCGCAAAAACGGCACAACTGTAGGTAGTATTGGTACTATTGGTGGTGACGTAACCATCGGCACAGGTGATGTGCGTCTCAGGTTTGATGATGGGTCTGACCAAATAACACCCCGCAATGCAAGCGATGGGGGCAGGGGCGATGCTGTAAACCTTGGTGCTTCGGCTACCCGCTTCAAAGACCTCTACCTATCAGGTACTGCTTACTCAAGCCACATCCTAGCTGGAGCAACAGCTCAAATAGACACAGGGTCTAACCTTATAAAAGCAGATGGAGATACTTTAGCTTTAGACGTATACACTTCAACTTCAGTTGATGGTCGAGATGTATTTGCTGTACGTTCTAACATAGGTGGCACTGAAACAAAGGTTGGGGTTATCGAAGCTAACGGAGACTTCCAATCAGCAACGAACTCTTACGGAAGCATTTCAGATCAAAGTGTAAAGCAAGACATTGTTGATGCTAACAGTCAGATGGAAGACGTTAAGAATATTCGTCTTCGTAACTACAGACTAATAGATCATGTTACTGCGTATGGTGATGATGCTAAAGTACACTTAGGTGTTGTAGCTCAAGAACTTGAAGCAGAAAACATGGATGGTCTTGTGTCAGAAAACGCAGATGGCGTTAAAGGTGTTCGTTACTCTGTAATGTTACTAAAGGCTCTTGGCGCATTGCAAGAAACCATCACAATGGTTGAAGACTTACAAACAGAAAACACCGCAATCAAAGCAAGACTAACAGCATTAGAAGGATAACCAAATGCCAAATACACACACATGGTCTATCGCAAACCTAGAAAGAAACACATCTGACAACTCAGTAACAATAGCTCACTGGCGTTGTGAAAGCACAGATGGAACAAACACTGCATCAGCATACGGAACTACATCTCATACAGGTGTACCATCCGACGATGATTACATTCCTTACGCTGATCTAACAGAAGCAAACGTATTAGAATGGGTACACGAACAAGTTGTACAAGCTGATACAGAAGCGGAAAATGATGCTAAGATAGCTGAACTTGCAAACCCAACATCCTCAACTGGGATGCCTTGGTAATAACTTAATAGAAAGTGAAGAGATATGTCCCGTACCTTAAATCCTACAACAATAGAAAATATTAATCAAGATGTTGTTTACCCCTTCAATGCTATTGAACTTTTTTTTGATACAGGTAAGAAGGTTTACGATCCTAGAACTGGACTTTTTTTTGATAGTAGCGTATTACGTTTCTGGACTGGTGTAGGTACTCTTACGCTAGATGGTGAGCAGTGGATAGGATCAGGTAATTTACTAAGTATCTCTGATATTGAAGAAACTCTTGAGATGGCTGTTAAAGGTGCTACTGTCTCTTTGAGTGGTATTCCTTCTGAAGTATTGTCACTAGCTCTCAGTGAGCCTTATCAGGGTCGTGTGTGTAACATATACTTTGGTACATTTAAAACATCTACATCTTTACTTAAAGAAGACAGTGACTACATACTACTACAAGATGGAAGTCAGATACTTATAGATACTGCTCGTGATGCTTTCAATGAAATCTTCTCAGGCTACATGGATCAAATGAACATAGAAGAGGAAGCTGATAGCTCTAGAATAGAACTTACAGTAGAGAACAAATTAGTTGATCTTGAAAGAGCTAGAGTAGCTAGATATACATCTGGTTATCAGAAGTCTCTTTACCCATCCGACAAAGGTTTTGACTTCGTAGAAGACTTACAAGACAAGCCAATAACTTGGGGTCGTAAGAGTGGTAATTAAGTACCAACAAGAGTTTCTTAGTCAAGTAGAAGACGACATAAAATATCTTATAGAACTTCATTGGGATGAGATAGCACTTAATAAAGATAGTATTAAACTAAACCCTGACTGGGATGCTTATAACAACCTAGAGGATCAGGGTAGACTTAAGATATTTACAGCTAGAGAAGATGATTTACTTGTAGGGTATTTTGTCGTGGTACTAGGTATTAATATACATTACAAAGACCACCTATTTGCTAACAATGATATAATCTACTTACACAAAGATTACCGTAAAGGTTTTGCTGGTATACGTCTAATTAAGTTTGCTGAGAAGTATCTTAAAGAAGATGGTATATCTGTATTAACAATCAACATAAAAGTACATAAGCCTTTTGATAAAGTTCTTGAGAGACTTAAGTTTAAGCACATTGAACGTGTATATTCTAAATACCTTAAAGGAGAGTAAGTATGATTACTGCTGGTGCGGCTTTAATATCCGCTAGTACAACAGCTATTGCGACAGGTACTATGGTTGGTTTTGCTACTAACTTTGCTGTAAGTTTTGCTCTTGGTGCGGCTCTGCAAGCTCTTGCACCTAAGCCTACTATTTCCACTGCGAGTGGTAGTTCTAGTAAGGGTTATCAAACTAATGTTGTTGGATCTGCTCAAGACCATCAAATTGTATATGGTAAAGTTAGGGTAGGTGGAGTTGTTGTATTTGATGAAGCTACAGGTAATAACAATAAATTCTTGCATCGTATTATAGCTGTAGCAGGACATGAGATAGAGTCTTTTCAGAACATCTACGCTAACGATAAAATACTTACAATAGATAGTAGTGGTAACGTAACTAGTCCAAGTCAGTATTCAGGTAAGATGAGAGTTAATTTACACCTTGGTGAAGATGACCAAACTGCTGACAGTGACCTTGTATCTGAATCTAATAAGTGGACTAACTCACATAGACTTAGAGGTGTAGCTTATTTGTATGTAAGGTTTAAGTTTGATGCAGATGCTTACCCTAATGGTATACCTACTATTACAACCACTATAAAAGGTAAGAAGGTTTACGATCCTAGAATTGACACTGTTGCTTACTCAGAGAACCCTGCTCTTTGTTTAAGGGACTACCTTAGAAAACCTTATGGTCTAGATGAGGAAGCGGCTAACATAGACAATAACTTAGTTGAAGCCGCCGCTAATATTTGTGACCAAACCAACACTAACTCTGGTGCAATTAGGTACACATGTAATGGTTCTTTTACTACTGCATCTACTCCTTACGACATGTTAAGTGAGATACTTAAGTCTATGGGTGGATCTTTGTGGTATGCTCAAGGTAAGTGGCGTATGAAACCTGCTTATTGGACTAATACAGTTATGGATATAAATGAAGACGATTTGAGGTCAGGCATATCTGTTAACACTAGACACTCTAGAAGAGATAATTTTAATATTATTAAAGGTACATTTAGAGGTACAGAGACTAACTGGCAAACAACTGATTACCGACAAGTAACTAACAATGCCTTTATAACTGCTGACGGAGGACAGGAATCTGTAGCTGACGTAAACTTAATGTTCACTGATACCTCTAATAGAGCTAGAAGGCTTGGACTAATTTCCTTGGAGCGTAATAGACAACAACTTACAGTGAAGGCTAGTTTTGGTTTAAGGACACTAGCTTTACAGGTTGGAGACAATGTTAGAATAACTAACACTAGGTTTGGTTGGAATAACAAAGAGTTTGAGGTTGTCAGTTGGAATTTTGGACTTAGAGATGACCTTGACTTACAAGTGGATATGATACTACGTGAGACTGCTGAAAGTGTATTTGATGAAGTAAGTGATGGTATTGTATACGAGAGAGATAACACTGAACTCTTATCTCCTTTTGACGTACCAAGTGTAGGACTTACTACAGC